AATATATTCTTCATTAACTAATGCAGAAGGAACAGCATCAACAGGATTAAAAAGTTTTGATAGTGATGGTTTTACTTTAGGAACAGGAAGTGATGAAAATGGTAATAGTGCAAACCTTGTAGCTTGGAACTGGAAAGCTGGAACATCATTTAGTAATGACGCAAGTGCAACAAGAGTTGGTGATATAGATAGTTCTGGAAGCGTAAATACTGATGCTGGATTTAGTATTATAGGCTACAATGGTAATAATGCTTCAAGTGCTGGAGTTGCACATGGTTTAGGAACAACACCAAGTATGATAATTCAAAAAAGGAGAGTTGATTCTATTGCTAGTTGGAGAGTTTGGCATAACAAAATTCATGCAACATCTGGAGAAACAAAAACACTTCTTTTAAATACAACTGCTGCTAACGCATCAGATAATGATAATATTAGCGGAGTAAGTTCTACAACTTTTACAGTTAGAGGTGCTGGTGGAGCAACTAATCCTAATGGCAGTTCTTGTATTACATATTGTTTTGCAGAAAAAAAAGGCTACTCAAAATTTGGAAGCTACACAGGAAATGGAAGTACAGATGGAACATTTGTTTATACAGGATTTAAACCTGCTTGGGTTATGAGCAAATACACTACAGGTGGGAGTGCTGGTGGAGAAGGTTGGAATATGTTTGATAACAAAAGAGATCCATTTAATATTGTTGATTTAAGAGTTCAAGCAAATAGTTCAAGTGCTGAATCTTCTTCTACAAATCATTACCATGATTTTCTTTCAAATGGATTTAAATTAAGAACAGTTGATGGTTCTGCAAATAATTCTGGTGCTACATACATCTACATGGCTTTTGCAGAATCTCCTTTTGTAAATTCTAATGGTGTACCAAATAACGCTAGATGATTATGTTCGTACTTACTCACATAAACATCCAGGATGAAATCAAAAGATTTCAAGCGAGGTAGTTATGAAGTTTATTCTTATGCTTTCAGTATGTTCATTTGTAACCGGAGAATGTAAACCACCAATTACTTATGGTCAAACATTTGACACATGGAAACAATGTGCGATAGTAGCTATGAGTACAAGTATGCAATACTTACAAGCTATGGATGATGAAACAGTTAATAAATTTGAATTATCAACGCAATATACTTGCACAAAACAAGATATAATATAATGGCTAGAAAAAAAAATAGTAATGTTGAAGATCATAATGGTATAAGATTATCTATGCACGAAAAAGTATGTGCAGAAAGAATGAAAACTTTATTTAAAAGTATGGATGAAGTTAAAAAAGAAATTAAAGAGTTAAGAACAGACATGAATAAGGGTAAAGGTGCAGTTAATCTTTTAATAATTTTAGCTGGATTAATAGCAACTGTTGTTGGATTCTTTAAATATAATGGCTAGAAGAAAAAAAGCTATTGCTGGTTTAACTGCAGAAATTGCAGTGCAACTAGAGTTTGCAAAAGACCCTAATATCCTAGTGTTTACACCTCTTGGCGGTCTTGGTCCTATAGATATTGTTACTTTAAATATGACTACAGGTGAGTATACTGGTTATGATGTTAAATCAAAGAATTATAGAAAGTCAGATTACGAAGCAAAAGATGGCTACAAAAGAAAAAGAGTTGGATCATTTATATCCAGAGGTAGAACTAAAGAACAAATAAAATTAAAGGTAAAAATTGTATATGCAAAGTGATAATTCTTCAGACATAATTAATGAATATAAAGATCAAGTTAGAATATTAAAAGGTCAGATAGCAGAACTTGAAGATGCTGGTAAATCTAAAGATGCAGCCAACAAAAGATGTTTGCAAAAATTAGAGTTTTGTACTAAAGACTTAGATGATGCTTTATCTAAAATTAAAAAGTTAGAGGAGAAGAAAAATGTGGATTAGTGCAATAAAATTAGCAATCAATGCTGGTAGTCATATCTACAAAAAAAAACAAGAAACTCGTATGAATATTGCTTCCGCACAAGCAGTTCATGCAGAGAAGATGGCTAGAGGTGAGCTTGAATATAAGGCAAAAGTTATTGAGAGTAATGATAATGGTTGGAAGGATGAATTTGTCCTTATTCTCGTATCTCTTCCTGTTCTTATATTGGTGTATTCTATTTTCTCTGACGATCCTAACATTCGTGTTAAGTTAGATTTATTTTTTGAGTATTTTAAAAACTTACCCTATTGGTATCAAGCTATTTTTATTGGTGTAGTATCTGCAATCTATGGTCTTAAAGGTGCAGATATAATGAGAAAAAAATAGTGGCGAGAGTAAAGTTTAATATAGCTGATCAACCTCATGTAAGAATACCTAAGAAAACAAGTATAGGTAGACGACCTAAATTATCTTCTATGAACAAAGGTAAAAAAAGACAAAAAGGTAAATCAAAAAATCGTGGACAGGGTAAATAATATCTTATATTAGAAGATCATAGGAGATAAATATGATTGATGAAATTAGAGACATGATCAAACATTATGTGGAAGATCATAAAAAAGCAGTTATCGTTGTTGGTGTGCTATTAGTTATAGCTTTAATAATATAATTTTTTATAAGGATTAACCTATGGAGATAGAGAGGATGAACTATTACTTTACAGGTATTCTCATAATTATGATTACTTTGTTGGCTTTTTGTGGAGGACCAGCAACGTGATTGATAAATTTCTATATTCTTTCTTTGGAAAATTAGATGATATAATTGCATCAATAGATAAATTATTTGCACCACGTTGTAAGTGTAAAAGAAAGAAAAAATGAAAATATCAGAAAACACTTCAGTAAGTATGCCAATGAAAAATATGATTGGTATCATAGTTGCTGTTGCTATGGGTGTGTTTGCTTACACAGAAGTAACTGCCAGACTTACAAGCCTTGAGACATCAAGAGAACTATTCCAAGCAGACTTACTTAAAAAATCTGAACAACTTCCAACAGACCAAGAACAATTTATGTTGCTTGAAGATTTATATAAAACAGTAGAAAAGATTGAAACAAGAATAGAAGATATGATGCACAACAAAGTTAATATAGAATTTGTAACTAAACAATTAGAAAAAGCATTAGAAGATATTGAAAAACTAAAAGATAAAGTAAGAGCAAATGGTAATGGTCATGGTTGAGATAGTAGTTGCATTACTAATGATTGTTAATGGTGAGATTAAAGAGCATAGAATACAAGAATCTATGAGTAATTGTTTGAAAGGAAAAAGAATTGCAATGCGTACTAATAATAGTAAAAGTGTAGAGTATCAATGTATAAAATCAAAAGCAGAAACAGAAATATATATGGGTGAAAAATCAATTAAAAAATTAATATTAAAATAATGGCTGACAAACAACCACCAAGAACTAAAAAATATTACAGGTCTACCAAATCTGGTGCTGGTATGACAAGTGCTGGTGTTAAAAAATATAGAAGAGATAATCCCGGATCAAAATTAAAAACAGCGGTAACAGGTAAAGTTAAAGCAGGATCTAAAGATGCTAAACGTAGAAAAAGTTATTGTGCAAGATCAGCTGGACAATTAAGAAACTCATCTGCTAAAACAAGAAACGATCCTAACTCAAGAATAAGACAGGCAAGACGTAGGTGGAAGTGCCGATAAAAAAGAAAACATGGGTAAGACCTAAACAACAATCTTTAATTTGTGGTTACTGTGAGACTTGTAATAAAGAACTTATGAGTAATGAGGGTGGTTGGATCATAACCCATAAAAAACAATATTTTTGCCATGATGGTAAAGATGGTAGTTGTTTTGACAACTATTGTGTGTTAAAACTTAAACAACAAAAGGAGAATAATTATGTATGGTAAGTCAAAAGGTAAAAGTAAATTAACAGCTAAACAAAAAACTTTACCTTCATTTTTAAAGAAAAAAATAATGAACTCTAAATCAAAAAAGAAAGGTAAAAAATAATGGCTAAACGTGGATTATATAGTAACATCCATGCTAAACGTAAACGTATCGCTGCAGGTAGTGGTGAGAAAATGCGTAAAGCAGGACAAAAAGGTAGACCAACTGCTAAACAATTTAAGAGAGCTGCTAAAACTGCTAAGAAATAAGTTCTTCAAACTCTTGCCACAACGATTGTTCTGGAGACCAGAATCTTTTTTGGTCTCTTTTCATTTCTATTGAATGTAAAACTGTAGTGTGATCTTGACCAAAATATCTACCAATATCTGTTAAACTCATACGATACTTTTCATTTAACATATTGTGTATTACATTTCTTGCTCTAACAATATCTGTTGATCTACTTTTATTCATTAGAGTTTCTTTATGCACTTCAAAATGTACACACACTTTATTAATAACACTTTGTACCTGTGATGGTTTAGGTTTAGTATTAACATAACCTACAATCTTTCTAACATTACTATCTCTTATTGGTTCTTTTTGTAAAATGTTTGCAGCATATAAAAATCCTTCCGAGAACCCTACCTCATATAATCTTTCTTCTTGGCTCGTAAGAAGGTAAAATGCTTTTTTTATTTTATATATAAAATTGTTTTGATCTAACTTTTTTATATGTTGATTGTAGTGTCTGCTTATATTTATGGTCATAGATCCCCTACGTTTTCCTTCAGTTTTTTTTAATAATAAATTAATAACTAACTTGCTGTCATTAACTGTTCTCTGCACTCAGTAACTTGCAAATGTAAGTTATAGCTTTCAGCTTTTAACTTGTTTGCTTTCTGAACTGTTTGGACATATTGCTCAGATTTTTTTCTCTGTTTGTCCATCAGCTTTTGCAGTTGCACCTTGGTCTTTTCCATCATGCTCCTTTTTTACTGTTGTAAAATCAATCCTCAAATTATCAATTTTACATTCTACAAGTTCTCCATTATTGGATTTATTTGCAGCTTTCTCTACATCATCAAAGAGTTCGATCATTGAAAATGAACATTCTCCATTAATAATTCTTCTATACTTACTCATTTTTATCCTTTTTGGCAACCTCTTTTTTGTGTATCTCTCTGGTCATTTTATTGTACACACTTAGGTCTAAATAATTATCAGCTTTAAAATTTTTTGTTGATCTATATAGTTTTAATCCCATCATTAATTGACCTACTTGGTGTGGTTTAATTCTTTTTTTAAGATTATCAAACAATATTAATGTAAACATTTCTGCTAATAAAACAAAGTTTTCTTGATAATTACCATAATCTTTTTGACGATCATCAATAATTTTCTTTTCAATCTCTTGGTCTAAATCTGTTATTTTTTTATCCATAAATATATTGAGGTGTCTTAGGGAAGAAAACTACCGAAAGGGAACTAGAAAGAAAAAACTCCCCTAAGACTAAATACAAATTAATTAAAACTTGTATGATTGTTTATTACCATAATTAGGTTTACTTTGAAACCCCTTATTAGAGACAGAAGGTTTATCTTCGTTAGCAGTAGGTGGTGTCATCTTAATTGTAATTCCAACAACATTACCTTGCTCATCCTTATCATCCCATCCAGCTTGATTATGCCAAACGTCTCCTATCTTTACACCGATTGTCCATTTCTTACCCTCTGGTGCTTTTAGGTTTGGCGGTGCTACCCAATCCGGTTGGTTCTCTGCGTTCTTATTTTGGTTTCTAACCAAGTTACACCATACTACATCTTCACTCATGTTTACTCCTTTGTTATTGTTAGCTTTTACTAACCCTTGTTTAATTGTAATTCACGACTTTCAGCAATATCTGTTACTTGCCTATATGCTCGTAAATTGTTTCTTAGTAGATACTCAACATTTGCTCTATGCTTTTCTTTAACAATGTCAAAGGCTTGTTTATTAGCAGCATTTTTAAGTTCATGTTTTATATCTTCTACATTTATAGTTTCATCCATATATGTAGGTTCTTCAACAGATTGCTCTGTAGAATCTTCAAATGGTTTGGCTTCATAGCCATCTTCATCTTTAATACCGGTTTTAAGATTTAATAAATTTAGGAAAGCATACTTTCGTGAGTATGACATGGCATTACCAGTTCCAAATTTATCAAGATTGCCAAATGCCGAACATCCATCAACAAGTATATGTTGTGTTGGATCATCAACATCATAAACTCGCATGGTACATACGACCATAACTTGTTTTATGTTTGGTACAATCTCTGTCAGATAATTACAAGTCGCATACAAACCATTATCAAGTAAAGCTTGTGTAGCTACTTCTTGAACTTTGTCGTGCAAAAGTGGGTTGAAGTGCATCCCATTTGCTTTTGTACCTTTCTTTACAGACCCTGCACTTAAACAAGCATCATGTAGTTTTTGATATATATTTCTTTTAGTCATTTTTCCTTTCACAGTTTTTTTTGTTTATTACTTTTTGCCAATCAGATTTTTTTTCTACTTTCCAAACGTAAGAAGTTATAATTATTCCTGCTTTATTTACAGTACATTTCTTACCAAATACAAACTTATTCTTTGGCTCTTCATGTGCAAACGCACTTGTTGTCAATAATAAAGACAACAATACTATCATCACTTTATTCATGTTTTATTCCCCATAGGTTAGTTATTAGTTTTTCTTGTTCTGGTGCTAGATCCTTATAATAAAAAGGATGATACATATCTGGTGGCTCACACATTTGTGCAAGTTCAGATAAGTTACCTTTACAAAACATAATCATACGTTCCCATAAAAGTATTTTCTCAACCATTTTATAGTAAAGATGTTCCAGATGGTCTTTCTTCATTAACTCATGCGATTGATCAAAAATTATATGATCTTTATCATTAGTGTAAACAAGATAAGGTATCTTCTTGGTACACATATAGTAAAATGAAGTCTGTGTAAGGTTATCTGTTGTAGGTTCAGTTGGCAATGCTTGACTACTCATTGTCCACTCTTCTTTGTTCTTAACCTTTCTAATATTTGGTGGCTTTGTTTTTAATTCTATAAATAATTTGTCTGTAAGATAATCTACTTTACCTAAAATATCTTTTATCATTGTCATTTCTTTTTTTCTGACATGATATTCGCAAATTAATTTATCATCTTTAATTAAATCTTTAACAACTTTCTCTGTTACATTTATACAATCTATTGCATACTCAATCATTTGTTCTCTTGCGAACTTATCCTTATTGTCTACCGGTGGCTTTTCATTTATAATGCCGAGTTCGTTTTGAAATATTTTATTAAATTCTCTATCCCATTTTGTTTCTTTCATAGTAGATGTTTTCCAAATAACATCACCTATTAATCTTTGTACTGTATTATTAACTAAGTTTCCAAAGTTAGCTTTGTATCTAAATGGAAAATCTCTTCTAACTTTTTGTGGAAAAGAATAATTAATTAAGTTCTTTGCCATAGGTGATGATGTTGATGAGTATGACCAATGATCTAATCCTTCTCCGCCATTAAATATTGCAAACGCTTCAGCTATAAGCTGTTCTTGTGTTTTTTCTCTTAGTTTCATAAGTTCCTAGTTTTCCACTATCTTATACACATAATTATTTTATTGTAAAGATAATTATTCTATTATATATCAATACAAATCAGATAATAGGGAGTAATTATGACACTTGAAGAGTATAGAAAAGACAAAGGATTATCCTATTATAATCTAGGTTTAGAACTAGGTATAGTAGGTGTACAAAATCCCGGAACGTCTGTTCAGCGTTGGTGCTTGACAGCTAAAGTTAAAAGGTTTCCAGATCCAGAAATGGTAAAGAAAATTTTAGAAGTAACAAACAATAAAGTAACTTTAGAGGATTTATATAGTGAGTGGTATAAAAAAGTTATTAAGTAAACACATATCTAAATATCCATACGTTGAAATTAGATGGCATGACATTGAAGATTCTAGCGAGTGGAGTAATTTAGAATCTTTAAGTAAGGAGATACTACCTGTTGCTGTATCTAAAGGTTATCTTCTTAATCAAGATAATGGAGTTACTAAATTATTTAGAGATTATATTGAAACCAAAGGCAAAGATACATTTGAGGATATTGGTAGTACAGTTATAATACCAACCTCTGTTATTGTATCCATGAGAAAAATAAAACTATGACTTATTCTGGAATGTTTGATGAGATTGAATGTATGCAAGAACTTAAAAAATTAAAAAAAGAATTAGCTAAACTTAAAAAAGACAAAGAACGTGGTGATGCTGATTTAGAAAAACGTATAGATATATTACAAACCGATAATGATATTAAGGATTACGAGATAAGAGTTTTAAGAGAACAAATTGATGAAAGCGAAAACGAAATAATAATAAAAAACAAATGAAAGGTTAAATATGATTGAGTTGTTTTTAGGATCGCCTATTGAACTACAAGTATTGGTTTTATTTTTTGTAGTTTATGTTACTTGGAACTTCCTAAATGGCTAGACAAACTTATGCTTTCAGTAATGGAAGTTATAACGACTGGCATAGAAAATATGATGGCATTGCCATGATTGATATTGACAGTATTGAGTGCTGTCCTAAATGTTATGAGCCTTTAGCCATTATTGAGACTTGTTATGATAAAGGACAGAAATATAAGGCTACAACCCTGTCAAAGATAGTCGCTAGTCGCTTAAATATACCCTGTTTTTTGGTATTTTATAAGAATCTGACCGACACCACCCTAACTTTCCGGATCAAGCGTATAACAAGCTCTCCGACAGACTTTGAGTTGATGAATGAGGATCAATGGTTGTCAATCTTGCTAGACCTCCAACACAATCACAGGAAATTTTGCAAACATGAACAATAGTCGTGCTTTTTTACATATAACTTACAAATTATATGGTCATTTAGATAAATTAAGCGGTACTAAAAAATCTAACTGTATTAATTGCTATCTATCTCTTATGAAACACGCATGGAAAAAGAATAACTATGAATGTGGTCTACGTTATTCAACTGTTGTTAAAGAGACTAAATTATCTCGTATTACTGTCAGACGTACCCTTGATACTTTAGAAAAATTACACGTTATATCTACTGTTCGTGGTAGATCCGGTAAAACCTATAAAATTAACCAATTATTCCTTAAAACTGAATCAGATAGCTCAATTATATACAATAATAAGAAT